TTAGCCATATCCCCTATACCTTTATTCCTAAGTCTAAAGGTTAAGTCATATATTGCTTGATTAATGGTTTTAATGTCATTCTGTAATTCACCCGTTCCTGCTGTTGCATAGGCTGTTGCTGTATTTCTAAGAGCAGCCGCTTGAAGTAATGCATACCCGATATTAGCTCTATTTAGAAAATAATTATTTCTAAACTTTCTAGCATTATTTATTAGCTGCATTATTTCTCTGCCTTCGATTGCTTCGTATGTCCAGCCCATTGCTGCCCCATACTTGTCAACGGTAAAGAAAACTTTATCACCAGAAATACCGACAACTGCAATACGTCCGCCTTCGGGTACTTTTAAAAAAGTTATCCCATCTTGAACAGTATTATATGACCAAAATCGCTTTCCTTGTATTCTTGGTACTACTTCATAGGCTTCCTCAAAACCAAGATCAAAATCCTGAGAAATTTCTGTAAGATTAAAAGATTCACCAGTTAAAAATGGCAAATCCGTGCTAACTGTAAATGCTTGAATCTTATTAGAATACGCTTGAATTTTCATTTTTCGCGTATACGGTTTATGCATAAAAGACTGAATACCAACAAGATACTGCTGTGTTGCAAGCTTGTCGCCATTCAATGCAGATTGCAAAGTTTTTAAAAAAACGTTATTTCCATTCTTGTCTACTTTATATAAATCCATTGTTTACCTCCTTATATGTTTTCGTCGTAACGTGTACCGTCAAAATTGATTATTACTTCGTCATCGTCTGCAGCTGCATCAAATTTAGTTGTACCACAATAATAATAATCTACACCCGCAGTACCTGTTGGATTTGCTGTAATAGCGTATGCCTGTGCAACTACTGCATAAACTCTATCAAGAGCCTGTATTTCTTCACCTGACCCAGTAAGTTTATCCGCTAAAACTTGGCGCATTTTATATATAAACGTTTGTTCAATCAATGCAGTTCCTGCCGGTACTTGAGAGGCTGTTAACCAAAAACCAAAAACATCTCTTAATTGTGCAGGCTGTCCTTTTACAACTGCTGCTGCTGGAATTATATCATAACTTTCATCGTAAATTTGATGATCTCTAGGATAAAACATAAATTACCTCCTCATCGTTTTATCGTTGATAAGGATCAAAATCTTCTTCAAGCAAAGGATTATTAGCAGCCTTTGTCATGTCCTCTTCGTCTGCGACTGGAGGTTTTCCGTCCGGCTGATATATTGGAGTATCACCTTGTTTAAAAAGTGGTTCGATTAACTTATATTCATTTTGTTTTGCTTCAATAAAACCTTTTAATCCTTCGTCTGTTAAGTCTGTTGGATTATCTATATTGAACTTTTTCTCAATAAATATTTTTTCGTTTTCATTTTTTAAAGGCTTAATTAACTCCTCAAACCTTGTCTTTGCTGTTGCAAGATTTTCCTTATCTGTAAACTCTTTTACTTTCTTTTCAAAGTCTTCTTTGTCTTTTTGGGAAGCTATCTCTTTGTCTGTAAACTCTTTTATTTTCTTTTCGTAATCTTCTAATGCCTTCCCGATTATCCTGTCCTTTTTTGCGTCTTCAAGGGTAAACCCTACCTCATGAATATGCAAACCATTTTTTTGGATAAAATCAATTACATCTTTTTTTGTAATTTCCATTGTTACCTCTTTAATAATTTTTTCAGGCGTCCCGCCTGAGTTAGCAGCAGACATCCCGTCCGCAAAGCATTGAACTAACCCTAACCTTTTAGCACCGCTAAAAGCAGGGATTTCGTTGTCTGAACTTGCTAAAGCTATGCCTGTGATGCTTTCAACAGTATCTGCAAACATATCTTTAGCAGTTTCTATAAAGTTCCAAAACCCCTCTTGACTACATACATCTAATTTTTTTGCTTCTTCTACTTTCTCTTTAGGGTGATAAGTATAAACTATATGATGCAATTTCCCTTCAATTTCCCTTTCCTCATTATGAATGATCTCCCCCATTGACTCCCGATTCTCTGTTGAATTATCAGCGTTATGCCCTTTAAAAAGCTTAATTCCTTTAAGTACAATATTCTTAATCGATTGTATTGCCTTACGAGTCCAATGAACAGGTTTTTTATTTTGATAATTTAAATCATTATTCTTATTCAATAACTTTGGATTACTTATGCCATCATGTGCAATTGAATACATTTGAATAAATGGATGTTCGTCTTTTTGCTTAATTTCATTAAGTACGTCTACGGGGATCATATTGAGTATTTCATTATTTGAGAATGACTGTATCTTATATGAAATTAGCTTTATGTTAATCGCTGGCATCTTTTTTGTCCTTTTTCTTTAAAGTTTTTTCAAACTCTTTTAACGCTTTTTCAGGATCAAATACTTTCATCGGCTTAACTAAGTTACTTGAACTTAATTCACCAAATTTTTGACTCATTTCACCTGTTATAAAATTATCTGACATGTTTCCTCCTCTTAAAAGATTGTAATTTATTTAAATTCTTATTAGAATTATCTATTATTTTTTCACCTGCTTTTCCCTTAGCTTCTTTCATGATGTCATTCATAGTGCCTTGAACTATCGGATTATTAGCAATGCTCTGCTCTGTTTCTTCCTGTATTTGTTTATCCTCATCAATCGGATTTATACCAGGCACTTTTCCTTGAACTGTCTTTTTGCTAACGATTTTCTTTTCCATTAAAACGCACCAAGTTTCAATAAGAGCCTTAAGGTTATCAAGTGTTATCAATGGAATATTTATATCAAACATATCCGGCTCATTTATAGCACCTTCAATTTTTTCTTTCTCTGCAAAAGCCATAGCTTTCTGAAAAAGCTCTATCATACCGGATTGCATTTTAAGACGTTCTTTTTTACTTGACTGACTTAACATTTCCATCATAGTATCAGCTGTAGCTCTATTACTCATGAGTTCAGGATAGTTCATTAACAAAATAGGAATACCAACAGTAGTCGCAATATCCTTCATATCCATTATTCTTTCTTTGTCTATGCTATCGCTAGCGCCTGTTGACTGGCTCTGATAACTAAAATCAGCACTTCCTGCATATCCCATGCCTACTACCCATTTCTTTTTTTTTATATCATTATTGATTGAAGTAGCACTTGCTGCATCAATAGTTTTAAAAAAAGGTGTTGTCTTTGCAAATAAATGATTGTTCTTTCTCAAATCATATTTAGCACGTGAATAATTCTCTATTTGTGTTAATACATTTGCTATTCTAGGCGGTGTTTTAACGTGATCACTTTTCTTCCCTGAGAATTGAATAAATACTGCTCTATCAGGTGTTATTATATAAGGCTGTCCCTTGCCGTTGTCTCCATAGGTAATTTTAGTTATTTCTTTTGTTTTTAAATCTCTTACAATATCATATTTGTTAGTATAGAAGTCAAACACTTCTATTTTAATTACTTTTTTTTCGTTCAACATACCGGGATTAAGAACAATAAGCACCTTGCCTTCCATTTCCCCACATTCACCAATCTCTATAAGCCCTTCACCTTCAAGCTTATTCCATTTGATGAATTTATTGATAAACTCTTTCACCTGTTCTTTTTTCTCGTCTACAATTTCCTCTTCATGTATTTCTCCCTCTGTTTGAGGTTCTTCCGGTGACATTCCTTCAATATTTTCTTTTGGTTCTTCTTTAACTTTTATATTGGTCTCTTTTTTAACCTCTAATGACTGAATAGGCATTTCTTTTGGCTCTTCTTGCTTCTGTTGTTCTTCCTGTTGTTTTTGCTGTTCTAAAAATTCAGGTGAATCAAATATAACTGCATTCAATCCTTCACCACAAAGGATAGCAGCTCGAGTGTCTATAATACCTCTTGCTATTTCCCCACCATAGTCGGCTTCAGCATAATACATCTTATAGATTGCTTTAATCTGGCTAGCGTATGTTTTATAGTTGTTTTTGTCTGCTTGCTTAACTGAGTTTATTAAGTCTCCTAATATTTCAGGTGTGAGTATATTTACATCACGCCCGCCATCACTCATTGCTTGAATAAGTTTTTGAGCGTGTATAATAGAGTTTTTCTCGTATTGTCTTTTTACTCGACTTGCCTGTATTTTCGAAGTGATGAATTGAAATGGATTTACCATGTATCTTTCCCCAAAGATGACGTATTTATAATATACGTAATTATTTAATATATGTCAATTATTTTTTATTTTTATTTTTTCCTATATAATAAAGCACCATAAAACAAACTACAACACCTAGTAAAAAAGCTAATATTAAATTACTCATAATACCCCCCTAATAATTAAAATATACGTTTTTATTTTCCATATTCTCATAATAACACAATAATAAAGCGTCTGCAAAGTCTGGACTCTTATACCCACGCTTTTTATAACTATCTTTTGGTTCTATGCATTTTCGTTCTTTTGCATCATATTTATACTCTCTTGTTATAAGTTGACTTTTAAGCTCTGGTATATTCATAATTTCAACATCGTTTATTTTACTTTTAAACTCAAACCACATCTCACTAATAGCATTATTATATTTATCCGGATATTTAGCAGACTTTCCAAAGTTTATTGAAGTAGTCTTTTTAAATCCTTTACTATTTAACCAATCAGCAATATAGCCACCTGCGATGCCTGTTTCATCTATGTTTATTTTAATAGAAGTATCATTATTTACAAAGGTAATTATTTCTTTTAGCAATATATCACCTTTCATTACCGGATACATCTTATAGTCAATCATTTTTAAACCTTTACGCTTTATAAATATAGTCTTATCCCCACCCATCCTTGCAATATCAATACCTACAACTATTTGACCCTCATCTTTTATCTTGCGTTCTATAGCGTCTTGGACTTCCTGTAATCTAAATACAGTAAACTCACTAAACCCTACTGGCTGTCCTAATACAACATGTAAATAGTCTTGATTTTCCCCTCTCTCATATTGATCTTTTAGCCTTGCAATATCCTTTAATGCTTCCTTTGATAAATAAGGATTATCAAAACAATTTATATTTATATCGTTTTTTTCATCGTCTGAGATTGATTGTCTTAACAATTCTACCGGATCATCTGGAAATAAAAGGTTATAACTGAATATTATTATTGATCCTGTTTTTCTAATTGTAGGTATTAGTATATCTAAAGAACCTTTACTTACATTCTGAGCCTCTTCAATCCAACATACATCTATATCAGAAAAACTCTTTATTGTTTGCTTTTTATCTTGCTGGTAAAGTCCTCTAAATACAAACTCACTGCCGTTAATTTTATGAGTAATATCATTATTTGTTATATTATAATTATCATAGTCTAAATTATAAATTAAATTGCTTAAATCAGCATGAACACTATCTTTTATACTATTTTGTATTTCTCTAGTACAAAGATTTCTTAATTTATTCCCATTACTCCAATTTAAAGCTATTTTACCAATACTTATTGATTTACCGCCCCAACGACCGCCCCAAACAAAATTAAAATGCTTAGGATTATTAAATAATACCTTCATTTTATCCGGCATTATAAAGCGTTCTTTAATCGTTAAAGCTTTTAATAATTCTTTTTTACTCTGTAGTGTTACCATTTAATAACTTTAATTTAGCCTCTATTAAATCATCAATTTCTTTTTCTGTTAAATTATCAGTATTTTTTATATCAAGTGACATTTTTTCTTTACCATATCCCCTCTCAAATGCTATTTCCCAAAATTTATAATTACCCTTTTTCATTTGTTCTGCTATAACATCTATGTTTTCTATAATAAATCGTTTAAGCTTTGTTTTATATTTAGGCACTCTTTTCTTAATTGGATCTGGCTGATTTTCTGAGGTAAATCTATTTCCGATATTAGCTATATTAGGATTCATGTTGTTTTAAACTCGTTTTTTTTAACTTCCTTCGTTGTTTTTTACTCATTCTTCTTTTTTTATATCTATTTATTAGCTGTCCGTTTTCTAATCGCATATATTGATTGCTGAAAGTCAATAACTCATATCTGCAATTACAAAAAGGGCAGTATATGTACTTCCTTAAGCCTCTTCTTTTTATTTCTTGAGTATCCGGGTTAAAGATCTTCTTGCATTTAGAACAAATATATTTATTCATTATATTTCCTTTATTATTTGTTTATCTAGTTCTATTATTTTATTTTCAAGCCATTCTGCATATATAAACAACTCACTTATAGGATGATTATTAGAAAACCATAGTAAATTTTTTTCTTTAGCCTCTATACTAAATTCTTTTCGTATGTCTTCTTTAATCATTTTACCCCTCTTTGCTTATCAAACAATTTAGCTATCCTTTCAACTGCTTCTCCTACTTTTAAGCGTTGGTTATCGACTAACTTTATTATTTTAGTTATTTTAGCCTTTATTTCCTCTTTCATTTTATCTTATTCTCTTTAATATCTAATATAGTATTTATATACAATGCAAAGCTATTTGTCAAGGATGCTGTTTTCTTTAAGTCTTTTTCTATTAAAGCATAATTTATATTTTCTTTGAAGTTATTTATTATTTTCTCGTCCTGAGTATTTATTTCTTGCATTCTTCTATCTTCCATGTCTTTTATACTCTCCTCTACTTGTTTTGTAAGGTAATTATCACATGACATTATTTATTCCTCTCTTTTAGCATTCTTTCAAGTTCATTATAAAACTCTATTGAATTTTCAGTTTTACAATAAATTTTTTCTACAATTTCTCTATCAACACCATAATCTTCTGCGGTTTGTTTAAAAAATGCTTCAGTCATATATCACCTCATTGTTATTTAATCTCTATGACCTGTAAAATATACTTTATCTATCGTAT